TCTTGATATGTAGCATACCTTATAGCCTTTATTTTTAATAAAAAAGTAGAGCCTACCTCAATATGAGATGGCTCTATTATTTTTTCAATTATTTTTTGCATGGATTACCTCCTAGTTCGTTTTCATAAGTACTATTTTATAGCTTACTGTTCTTTCGCTTGTATTTGGATTATCTACAATTAAAACAATATTACTAGATGTCAAATTTAATCTTCTATCGTATGCATTACTTAGTGCAGAACCACTATCTTTGTTGTAACCCACATAATTATATCCTTTATTTGCAATAACCTGTAGTCCACAACTTATTGGTACGCAATTTTCAGCATTAAAACCTTCAGGATAACTTATATTTGCTACATTACTATCACTTGCTGCAATCTTTAAATTTCCTGATATTACTACAAAGTTATTTTTATACACTGCTTTACTTCCGAGAACTATTAGTAATATTATCGCAAACAATATTGCCACTAACTTCCAAATTTCCATTTATTGTACCTCCTGTTTTTAATAACCATAGTGAACCATCATCTATATCCTCTATATGTTGATGTATTTCATCATAAATTGATTGAAAATCTAAAAATGTTCTCATATCTTGAAAATTAGTTATTCCACTTGATGAATTTTGAAATCTTGCTAGTTCATATTGGTATATTCCTGCATTGTTCTTTACGATATCGTTTTGTGTTAAAGCAGGATACGCACCCACTCCTTTTATTATCTTGTAGTATCCTTGTGTGAAGTCGCTTTCTGTATTTTGGTTATCAAGATTAAGCTCAATAACTAATTTACAATATGCTGAATCTGTTCCAGCTGAAATTGTAGTAGATGTATTTTCTTCTAAAAATCTACCCTGAATACATACTGCTCCACTATTTATTGTTAAATTATTTCCGCTATATGTAACTGACATTCCGTTTAAATAATCATTAGAAACTCCATTGTTTCCATTTAAAAAAGTGTTAATAAATAATGCAAATATTTGATTTTCAAATAGCTGTCTCGAAAATACTTGTCCTTTTAACATTTTAGTTTCTCCTTTCTTTTAATAATTTATCTATAAATTTAATTCTTATATTTCCGCATATATATTGATAAAACTTATGTTGTGTGATTTTAATTGCTGAAATATAAGTATCATAAATAATAGATTCTTTTGTTTTAATAGCAATAGGTGTACCTACCTTTATGTATTTATCGTACAAATTAAAAGTAATATTATGATTATACGAATTGCCTTTCATTACATTTAAAGCTTCTTGATTTGCATCTTCATAGTTTTCTGTATAAATAGTCTCAATTTTTCCATTTGCACGATTTGGATTTGTCATATCTGTAGTTGTTGTTCTATCATTTAAAAGATATAGTATATATTTTCCTGCGTTTTCTGAACCATTTACTTTACTATATAAAACAACTACTTTACTAACTACATCTGTTTCGAACACTTCTGTATAATTTGAAATTGACTGAGCTAAAGTATCTACTATTTCTTTTGAAAATGTCTTGTTTTCAATTGTCATAACTAACTTTTTATCCACAATAGAGAAACTATATACAATATTGTAATTCTGCGTACAATTCGTTATCCATGTATGTAAATTATATATTCCGTTTTCTACATTTGTTACAGATGTTTGTTTTGGTGTGTGAGTTAAGATATTTAATTCTAACCAAGGCAAATTAATAAAAGTATCTTGATTAGAAATATATTCATTTGTTATAGTCTGACTAATAAAATCCTCAACACCTGTTGTCTTTATTAAATTTTCGTTTTTAAGTTGTATATTTCTATCATATAAATTAGTTATATACTTCGTTATGTATTGAAAAAGTTGCTTACCATCTTCATTTTGTATTTCATCAATTACTCCCCAATAGATAACTTCATTATTCTTTTTTACCACTACAACGTCTCTCGCTTTTGCTGTTGTTTTCTTTAAAACATTAATTGTCGAATTTGCATTTGTTTCTTCATCTATGTTTATATCGTAATCTGCTATTTCTACAATGTCTTTTACTGAAAAATCATAATAATCAAATATCCACATAAATATTTTGTTAGTTTCTATTTTTACAGGTTTCTTTGCTAAGACTTGAACAGCGATAGAATCTGTGTAATTTTCATTCCATAAATCATTAAAAGAAATATCTGCAGTATAAATTCCTCCAATTTCTGGTGCTTGTAAATTTAATTCATAATATCCTGTTTGTTGGTTATAAGTAGCAATATAATCTACTCCATTAAAGGTTATTGTCATATTCCACATAAAAACACCTCCTAAATTGCCTTGTAGTACACTAGAATTGTTACTTGTGCGTTAAGTACTTCATTGTCTGCAGTTAAAACTAATTGACAACTACGATTTTTAGGAAGCCTTATTACATTGTCATTGTTGAAATCAATTACATCTAAATTGAATAAGCTTGTTAATGATCCATCTGTGTTTTCTTTATTTATATAAAACTCATTTTCTTTTGTTCCATAAAGTAATTTTTCGTATTCTTGTATCTCTGTAGTCATTGTTACTGTCTGGTATAATTCTCCTTCTACATAAAGTTCAAGTTTTGGATTAAGTAAATATCCATTCATTTGCACTAATATTGGTGCTTCTACATGTCCTTGATTTATAAAGTTGAGATTTCTTGAATTATAATCACTAAAACGACTATCCCACCTAAAATCCCATCTTATTTCATTTTCTTGTGGCTCTATTGTAAATATGGTTGATTTTTCCTCATACCATAAAGAAAGACAATCAAAAATGATTGTCTCACTCATTACTTTATTAGGTTGTATCTCTGTTTTGCTTAAACTTTGAATTTGAATATCTTTAAAGTATTCTTTTTCTCCAGTCATAAAAGGAATTTTATAAGAAAATTTTAAGCTATCTGATTGTTCTATGAAATCCACTAATTTTTTATAATTATCATAGTTCAGAAAATTTAAAGTTCCCTCTATTTGTCCTTGTTCTATTCTTCTAAGATTTGATATAAAAGTATTTCCCAATTGTTCATATTCGCTTGAATATTCATAACCTAACCCACCTGGCTCTGTTAACAAACAATAATTCTTAATATCCATTAAAGAGTATTCTTGTCCTTTTTCATTTATAAGCTTAAATTCTCTTACCATTTTTTCCTCCTTTAATATGCAACTCCAAACCTTTTGTCTATATAATCGAAAGCTCTGTCCATTTCTGCATCTGTCATTTTTTGTGGATAGAAATTGACAACTATATTGCGATTTCCTCCAGCCAATTTTAATGCTTCAGCCATATATTTAGTTAATGTTCTATCTAAAGGAATTACCGCTTCTGCAGATTTTCCTTCGCCTATCATTGCTAAGGTTGCTGAATCAACAATTCCTCCTTTGGCTAGTTTTGGAATTAAAGGTATATTAATTCCTTTTCCTCCAATTCCTGGAATCCAATCAGGTATTTTCACTCTATTAATTCCTTTTATAAATCCATTAACGAGTGAAATGATAGTATTTAATGGAAGTTTGAATATAGCAACTAATCCATTAACTATATTCTTGAAAACATTTTTTACACCTTCCCAAGCTTTTTTCCAATCTCCTGTGAAAACTCCAGCTATAAATTGAACTACACCTGATAAAACACCTTCAATTGCTCTTAATATTGTTTTCATTGCTTCAAATGTAGTTTTAACTCTATCAACGATAACCCCAAAAAGTATTTCAAATTGTGGTTTCACATATTTATTAAAAAATTCTACAAGTTTCTGCCATATAATTTGAACATTATTTCTAAATTCTTCATTTGTTTGCCATAAATGTACAAAAATTGCAATTAATGCTCCTACTGCTGCTATAACAAGTCCTACAGGTCCAGTTAAAACTGTTAGCACTCCGCTTAAAGCACTTGTTCCTGTTATTAGTCCTCCGATAATCGCTGTTATTTTTGAAATAAGTCCAACAATTATTCCGCCTGCACTAATTATTTTTCCAATAATTATCAATGCTGGACCTATTGCTACGATTATCAACCCTATTTTAGTTATCATATCTTTTTGACCTTGGTCTAAGTTTTTAAACCATTCTACTAATGATTGTAATTTTGATGTTAAAGAACTTAAAATTGGCATTAGAGATTTACTTAATTCTCCCAATAAGTCTTGAACAGACTTTTTTAACATACTAACTTGACCAGTTAGTGTCTTTGCCATTTGAGCTTGTCCATTATAATATTTTCCACCAACACTAGAGGCCTTTACTAATGCTTTCGATAATTCATCATAAGTAATGTCCATCTTTTTCAATTCTTCTATGTTCTTGCCTGTTGTCTCTGCCAAGATACCATACACATCAATTCCAGCATAAGCAAATTGTCTAATATCCATGGAAGTTGCTTTCCCTGCATTTTTTATTTGTTGTAAATTTGCTGCCATCCTACTTAATTCATCATTTCCACCACCAGTTAAAGCTATTGCATCTGCTAAAGCTGAAATTGTTTTCCTTGAATCTTCCGAATTTTCTCCTGTAGTTATAAGCATTTGGTTAGCTCTAATTAATTCCTTTGTATCAAAAGGAGAATTAATAGATTGTTTTTTTATATTTTCTATTGCTTTCTCCGCACCTTCTGCACTTCCAATAAAAGTTTTGAATGCTTGTGTTGACTTTTCAATCTCTGCATTATATTTAACACCTACACCGAACAAACTAGCTACAGCTCCACTTAATACACTTACTTTTTTTCCTGCTGATGTTACAGCATCTCCAAAAGCTTTCATTTTAGAACTTAACTCGCTTAATTTTCCACTTATCTGAGTCCACTTAGATGCTTCTAAATTCATTTGTTTTAATTTGTTTTCTGTTTGTATAATTTCTCTTTGTAAATTTCTATAAGCAGGAGTATTTAAGTCTCCTCCTGACTTTATATATAAATCTTGTGCTGATTTTAATTGTTTTAATTTTTCTGTTGTTTCAGCAATATTCTCTTTTAATATTGTTTGTTTTTGTGATAATAATTCTGTATTTTTTGGGTCTAATTTCAGCAAAGAATTAATTCCGCCTTAGTTCTTTGCTCAAACTAGCTGTTGCAGAATTAACCTTTTTTAAAGCATTTTGTAATCCAGAGGTATCTCCACCAATTTCGACAATTATTCCTTTTATATTTCCAGCCATTTCTACCTCCTCGCTAAAGCATCCCAATCAGATTGAGTTGCTTTTCTTGGCTTATCTTTCTTTTCAACAAAACAAAGCATTATTTTAGCAACGTCTTTATATTCCAACTCTTTTAAGTCATCTAACCTTAATCCCATTTTTAGACAGTTAGCTATAAATTGATGCTCTTCTAATGCTTCGTTTTCATTATTTTTTGGTATTTTTTGTAGCTCTGTAATTAATTCTTCATCAACAAAAGGAGTTAACGGCAATTTCCGTTACCTCACTAATCCAACTTGCAGATAAATCTATTTTTTCGAATCCACTTATCCACTCTTCAAAACTTCCTACTTTGTTATTAGCCGTATAAATTAATATGTAAGCCATTCTCTCAATTACATCAATAAAATCATCTAATGAATCCATCATTGCTAAATTGAGCTTTTTCTCTATTTCTTCTTTGTCAAGTTCTTGTTTTTCTAAATCTTTCTTTAATCTTTCCTGTTTTTCTGAAAACTCATTTAGTACTTTTATATCTGAAAAAATTCCTCTTCCAAATACTTTTTTATATTGAAATCTTGTAAAAGCATTACAAGCTACTTCATATTCTTTATCGCAAATTGTTATTGTTTTCATAATTACCTCCTATTTTTCATGAACAGCTGTAAACCAATTATCATAAATTGTTTTATTTGCTTCAGTGTAGTCAATATAGCATTTTACCATTCTGTCTGTTGTTCTTGGGTTCATTGTTATAGTTATTGTCTCTGTTCCTGGAGTTACAGTATCTTCTTTTGTATTGTTTTCGCGTGATGGTCTCGATGCTGTACAATCATAGAAACAAAATCTTCTATTATTTGTGTCACCTTGAGCTTGGAACATTAAAGCAAATCTAGCATTTTCATCATCTGCTGTTTCATAAACAACTCCATTTTCATCTTGTTCTTGTCCTAAAATTTGTGTTAAGAACTCAGCTGGAGCTATTGCTAATTCTAAGTCTCCTGAATATCCGTTATTAACTGCTGGAGCCATATAATATACGATGTTATCTGCATAAAAAGGAGTTGCCTCTCCTCCTTCTGGATCAATATTTAAACCTACAGCACCTTTAACTGTGAAAGGTGTTCCGTATGATATTACTCCATTATCTTCTGTAATCTTTGCAATATACACATCTTGGATACCATAATTAACTTTTGACATTTTTCTTTCCTCCTTTAAATTTCAAAAAAATAGCTTACTTGCCAGACTTCTTCATCTTCCAAGTAAACTTCTTCTGTTTTATTCCACGCAACATCTGCGAGAATAATATTTTCAATTTTATTTTGTTCTTCTATATCTTTATCTTTATAAGTGTAATCTAATTGAACAGGCATATCTTTTACATAAACTTTATTGTCTGCCATAAAATTGTCCGTATCTCTGCAAATTGCAATTAAATGTGGTGGCTCTGTTGGATTCTTAAATACACCATAAGCATATTTAAAACCTTGAGCTTCACATCTTTGTTTTAATTCAGCTAATGTCATCGTGAACTCCTCCTTATTTTCTTTTCAAGTTTATCTACAAATTCTACATTATACTTTTCCTCGACAGGTCGAATATGAGGTATAGCTCGAGTTCTTCCACCATTTCGAGTAGCATGACTAAATTCTAGTAAATGAGTTAATTGGTAATTGGTTCTATTCCAAATTACTTTGTGATATACTCCAGTTCTTTTTTTACTTAATTTAATTGCCCAACCTCTATAATATGGATTATTTCTTGAACCTTTTCCTCTTGGACTTGTTTGTTTTAATTCGTCCTTTGCTTGTTTTGTTACTTCGTCAACAACTTCTATTACATCTTCGTCTATATCTTCTTTGTAATCCTCTAAATAGTCTATAACTGATTTTTGTAACTCACTTGCATCTATTGTTTTAGACATTTCTCACTTTCCTTTCACACACTAAAATAGTCTCATCAACTTGTTCTTGCGTACGAATAATAGAATATGTAGTTCCCATATAAATTAGCTCTTTTTCATTGTTATAATTTAAAGTGCTTATTCGTAGTCTTAAAGAAGGTTTAAATCCTTGCTCATTAGCTTCGTAAAATTCATTTGCATAGACATCTTCAACTTTTATAATTGGACATTCAACTTGTATTGTAACTTCTTTTTCTACTCCTATTTCATTAGACTGAATAGAGGTAGATAACAATGTGCAACTTACATTACGCATCTATATCCACCTCCAATAAATATTTTTGAGATAAAGACAAATTAGTACATAACTGAGTATAAGTCTTTTGTGCTAATTCTTTTTCTTTAGCTTCTACAAATCCGAAATTACTTTTTACAAACATAACTATTGCACCTTGTATAAGTCCATCTGTTATATTAGAAGCTACATTTATTCCTTGTCTAACCATGTCGCTTATTCCTGCATTAATCCACATTACAATTTCATCATCTTTTGCTGTAGCTGTAGATACTATTGATAAGCATTGTTTTACAAGTGATTTAAACTCACTCACATTTGATACTATGTTTGATATTTGTAAATCCTTTACTTCTTGGAATGTCATTTGTCTTTACCTCCTTTAATTAAACTGATGGTGTATATGTACCTTTTGCAAATGCTCCTGGTTTAGCTTTACCATCAAATATTCCATATCCACCATATGTTGTTCTTCTACCTTTTACTGTTCTTTCCCATTCAACTCTTGTAGGAGTTACTTCATTTAATATATAATAACGTGGATTTCCTACGATTATATCGTTTCCTGTTAAGAAAGGTTCTGTTTCAATTGTGAATAGGTCTGTTCCATTTATTCCTTGTAAGAATGGATAATTTCCATTTTCATCTTTATATCCAATCATTTTAACTTTTACAGCTGTTGAAACATAAACTTTTGCACCTCTTCTTGCTTCTTGTGATAGTGATTCATAAGTAGCAATTATGTTGTCAATTGGTGTTTTTCCTGTTGTTACTGCTGTTAATCCATTAAGAACTCCAGTAGGTTTATTTTGTCCATCTCCATATATTACTGCATTAATTAAAGCAACACCCATTTTATGAGCTAATTCTTCAATTATAAATGTAATAAATGATTCAACTGCCATTTCTTCTAATTTCCAAGTTACAACTACGTCTTTTGCTAGTTCCCAACCTGTTAATTGTAAGTTTCTGTATTCGTTTCCTTCATTTACTGTATCTGTTAATTCAACATACCAATTAGCATCGTCTCCTTCAAATAAATAAGGTAAATCAACATTTCCATTTACTTGAAGTTTTCTTATATCTCTATAAAATGGAGACATTTGGTCAATTATTTCCATTAATTCCATTCTAACTTCTGTTGGTATAAATAAACCACCATTGTTTATTCCTTGTGTATTTGCACTTGATGCTACAAATGTAGTAGCAGTTGTTGTTACAGCATCTCCTAATGCTCTTTTTTCTTCTTCTGTAAACTTGTCATCTGACAATCCCATTAATTTTTTAGCCCAAGCACTTCTGTACTCTTTATCAGCTATTGTAAATTTTCTTTCTTCTTTTTCCATTTCTTTTCCTCCTATTTTAGTTAAATTTGAAGCTTCTTTGCTTCTTTTTTCTAATTCTTGAGTATCAGCTATTAAGCTTCTCTCTTCTTCTGGTGTTATTTCTCCTTGCTCTTTTTCTTCTTGCTCTGGAACTTCTTTGTTTATAGCTTCAACTTCACTTCTTAACTCTTTTAATTCTTCTTCGTTTTTTGCTTCAGCTATTTTTGTTAAAAGTTCAGCTTTTCTTTCTTCAATTTCTTTTAATGTCATTGAAATTTCCTCCTTTTTAATTTTTGCAGTTCTACCACCGCTTTTATAAAAACTCTATTTGTTTCTACCAACAAAAAAAGAGTAGTTCTACCACCACTCTTCGTTCGAGATTATAAACTTAATAATAATTTTAATTTTTCTTTTTCAAGTTCTAATTTTTTTGCTTCATATTGTTCTTTTTCCTTTTCATATTGTTCTTTATTTCTTGCATATATTTCTGTTGACTCATAAGCTGGTACGTCTACTACTGAAACATCAAAAATTTTGTCAAATGCTAAAATTTTTCGTGTATCTGTATCGTAATCGTATTCTTCTGTTTTTACTGTAAATGCAAAACTCATTTTACTCAAAACACCTTCTTTAATTAAGGTATATATATCACGATTTACAGATGTGTCAGGCAATTTTGCTCTTATTTTAAGACCATGGTCATCTACATTAAATTGCAATGAACCACCTCTTGTTCGAGCCATTGGTAATACTGAGTCTTCATGATTATATTTCATAACAATATCAGACATATCGGCATCATTAAAAGCATTTCTATCTATAACTTCTTTCATCCAACCTAAATCTGTTATAGTATCAAATACTGCTGCATATCCTTCTACTATCATTCCCTCTTCTTCAACTGCTCTCATCTCTACTAGTCTAATTTCTTTTTTGTTATTCTCCATTATTCTCTCCTCCTTGATAACTATTTGCAATACTTGAATCTATGTAATTTAAAGATTGCATTATTTTATTTCCTTCTTCTCCACCTATTGGGGCAAAATCTAAAATCTCTCTTCCTTCATCAACTGTTATCATTCCTCTTTCACTTGCAACCTTTAATAGTTCAACTTTCTGTGGCAAGCTTGCATATTGCAGACGATTTGTAGTAAATATTATTTTATGTCCTTCTTTCCTAGCTTGTCTACTAAATATCTTATTAGTAAAAGCATCACTCATTTGAATTGCCCTTGGTTCTATAACACCTTCAAAGAAAGCATTCCATTCTTCATAGTTATAATTGTTCTTAACTATTTTTTCTGATATTCCAAAATAATCAAATATGTTATAATTTACTTGTTCTAATTGGTCTTTATCTAGTGCAATTGGTTTCAAATTTATTTCTTGAAACTCTGCCTTGCCATCTACGGCAGCAATTCCGCTTTCATTCTCCATATTTAAAAAATCTTTAACAAAAGCATCTTTACTAGCTTTTATATCTTTCTCTTTTAACATTGAATTAGAATACTTTAAAATACCTTTTAAATTATTGGATGTTTTTATTGCATTCTTTATTCCCTCTGAAGCTGTATGAGCTGTCTCAATATCAGTTTTTAAAACTTGATTTCCTGTTCCAAATATATCATGCTTATTATAAAATAATCTCAAATGTATAAGTTCTAAATATGGTATTGTATATGTTTGTCCATTTATGAACTGAAATTGTAAGTAAATAGTTCCTGTTATATCTTGAAGCAAATCATAGTTTAAAGCTAACACTGGATAAAAACCTGTTATCATTCCTTGTACATCTTTCGCTATATAAACAAAAGCATTTGAATCCGTATATAACATTGAAATTGTTTTATATATAAAATCAAACTTTGTCATGATGGGATTTGGTTCATTTTGTAATAAAAAGTTTATTTCTCCTTTTATTGGATTTGCTATACTTTCTTTTATATGTTTTGGAATTAATTTGGCACAATGTGTCGCTATTCTGTCAATACATTGTCTTGCAACTTTGCTATCATATGTATTTCCATTAATAGTTGTAAAAACGGGATTATATGAATTAAGCATTTGCAATTGTGTTTCCGTTATTTGCGTTTGTTCTTTTTTCTTCCCAAAAAACATACTAAATAAGTTTCGTTTTTCTTTCATCTTATTCCTCCTGTAATGATAAATAATCATTCATTTTGTCAAATAATACGCAATAAGCTATTATCAAACTTACTGCACCATCTATTCTTGCTCTTTGTTTTTGACCTTTTACTGGTCTTATATTGTCATTGTCATCCCTTTTTACCGCAGTGTTACATAAACACCACTTCAAAACAGGATTGTTATTATAAATTACAATTTTATCAATTAAATCAGCTTCTAATTGTTTCATTGGATTAGACATTGTTTTTGCACCTTGTCTTACCTCTAACATTTCAAATCCATTTTCTTTCATTTCATCTACCCAATAATTTGAGTTCCATGGATCATATCCTACCCATAATGGAGCTATTTCATATTCTGACTTCATTTTTAAAAACCACTCTGTTACTTTTGTATAATCGACCTTTGCTCCTTCGCATACTGTTACAAGTCCTCTTTTCTCCCATTTGTCATAAGGAATTTTGTCATCTTTAATTTTAAACTCTAATCTATCAGAAGCTATAAAATATTGTTGCAATACATATTTCTTTTGATTTTTAACTATTAACAATGTTGCACAAGTTAAGTCTGTTGTACTCGAAAGGTCTACTCCTGCTACTGCATAATTATCGTATAAATCTTCTATGTTGTAAGTTTCTTCATTGTTTGCTATATCAAATGTAATCCATCTATCTTGGTCGTTTTGTCTTATGTTGAAATCTTTACAAAGTAAATTAGTTAATTCTGTTGGATTATTTTTTGCTCTATTTACCTTGTCTCTTAAGTCTTTTATATTTTTTATTGTTCCTAGTCCTGGATTTGCTTTATACCAATTCTTTTCATTTTGCCATTCATCTGGGATGTCTAATTCATATATTATAGGCAGTACTGTTTCATCTACTGTCTGGCTTTTACCTTCATATCCTGCTATTATGTCTGAAAAATACTCATATTCATTATCAAATACACTTTCTCGAACCGTTCCCATAGTAGAAGTTTCTAATAATAAAGGTTGTTCTCTGGCACTCATTGAATCATACATAACATCTAATAAGTTTTTATCTTTCCATGCATGTACTTCATCACAAATAACAAAGTGTGCATTCAAACCATCTAATGAGTTACTATCACTTGCCAATGCTTTCATATAACTTTCTGTTGCATCGTAATAAAGTCCACCTACTAAACAACGTATTCTTTTAGCAAGTGCTGGACTTTTTTTTATCATTCTTTTAGACTCATCCCATACTACTTTTGCTTGGTCTTTTTTTGTGGCTACAGAATAAACTTCTGCTCCACCTTCTCCATCTTTTGTAAGCATATAATTAGCAAGTCCAGAATCCATTGTAGATTTTCCATTTTTTCTTCCAATAAACAAAGCACCTTTTTTATACTTGCGTATCCCTGTATCTTTATCTACAAATCCAAACAAAGCCTGGATAAAAGCTTTTTGAAATAGTTCTAATTGTACAGGTTGTCCAGCCCATTTTCCTTTTGAGTGCTTGCAAAACCTCTCAATAAATTCTATTGGTAAATTTCCTCTATGCTCATCAAATATAAAAGTATGAGTTTCTTGTTCTTCTGTTATTGCATTAAAAAAAGAAACCTTACGAGGCTTCTTTAAATCATCTACTAATTTTTTATATGTTACTAATACTTTATGATTTGCTTTCTCTGGATTTTTAACTAGCCATTTATAATATTGTTCTATATATGTCATTAGTCATCACCAAAACTTTCAAATCCATCATCTTTTGGTTTTTCTTCTTCTGCTGGTAGCATATCAGTTAATTGTTTTACTACACTTGCATAATTCTTTATGGTTGTGTTATAACTTTTAAGAGCAGGATTTTCTCTATCAATATCGTAATTTCCTTGACACATACTAGTAACTACTCCTTCAAGTTGTACTTTTTGTTGTAATTTTTTTAATGTGTCTTCCATAAATTCTGCTTTATCTAATAATGACAAAGCTAGTTTGCTCTTATTTGTATTTAATTTTTCAAATATTTTTCTTAAATCTTTTATATCAGCTACTTTTTTCTTTGCCATTATTTCACTTCCTTTCACAAGGGGGTTATTCAAAAATAACCTGCGTATTTTTTGAAGCCCCACCCACCGTTCTCCCTCAGTGTGTCTTTATATTGCTTACTGGGGGCGTGTTTGTTTGTTTTATTATCTCTTACCATTCGTTGTATAGTTCTTTTAATTGTTTTCCAAACTTTATTTCAACTTCTGGAATATCAATACACATATATTTGTCGTTGTAATATACTTCTTTATAATAAGTTTCATCAAATACTATTTTTTGTAATCTTTCTATTATTCGTATCCATTGTCTTTTTTCTTTTGGAGGATAAAACATGTCTTTAATATAAAATACCACTTTATCTATTTTAGATAAATTGTATTGTGATAAGGTTTTCTGTATCTTTATTTGCGTTGTATTCTGTTTTTTTATATCACTTACTTTAACAATTATCTTTTTCATTCTTAATCAAATCTACCTTTCAATATATTTATTATTCTTTTTATATAGTTTAATGGAGTCCTTTTAGCATATTTCCATTTAGTCGTATTTGTACAACCATATCTTCCATCTATATTTTGGCAACAATTTTTCTTACATTCATTATTCTTTTTGTAATTACAACTGTATATTCCTAATCTTACTTTAAATTCTTCTTTGCTAATCATTTTTAATTAAATCTCCATTCTCATCAAAACTATATTCCGCTTCTTCTGCAAAGTGTTATACTGTTGAAAACTCTTTATACATTTCTCTTTCTGCTTTTACTCTTGCTTGTACCGCTTCTTCTATTGTTGCATAATATCCTATATGTTTATTTGCCACTCTAACATGATATGGTTTTGTTTTTAATCTTTTTAATTTTGTTATTCCTTGTTGAGTATATTTATTTTCCTTCAATCTGTTATGTGTATTATCTATATGTTTACATTTTCTTAAATTACATTTTCTATTGTCTAATTTATTTCTATTTATATGATCTATTTCAAATCCTTCTTTTATTTCTCCACAAATAATTTGATGTAAGTATTTAGTTTTACCTTTTATACTAGTTGATATATATCCTTTATTATGCATTCTAAAACAATATTCTTTAAGTTTATCTATATCTTCTGTATCTATTAAAACTATTGCTTTTATCTTTCCATATTTATCTAGTATATGTAATTCACTATGATTTTCTTTTACAATATATAAATTTCTTTCTTTTCCCATATTATCAATCCTTTCTTTTCAATCCTTTATAACAGCATAGAAAAAGAGAGGCGATTGATTTTCCTCTCTTAAACTCTTGCAATAGTTCTCTATGCTTTTATTAAATTACCTTCCTCATCGAAAGTATAATCTACTTTAGTTCCAAAATGCTCACCGATTATGACATTCTTGGCACAAGCTTTCTAAATTCTCTATGTTAAAGAATACATTATCATCTTCATAGTTTAAATCTGTTATGTATTCTTTATGATGTATTATATAAACACTATTATATATTCCGCTTCTTTAAACATCTTTCACAAAAAGGATTTAATAATAGCTTTTTCTTTCTTAACTTCTGCCATCTTTTACTTTTATATTTCTTTGCTATCTCTGGATTATCTCTGTATGTCATATTACTTTGCTTTCTTTGTTGTTTTCTTTACTGCTTTTTCTGTTTTAATTTCTTTCTTTGCTACTTCTATTTCTTTAACCTCTTCTACAAATACAGCTTTATAAGAGTTGTTTCCTCTTAATACATCAAATCTTTCTTTTGATACTTCAAACTCTTTTCCCTCTTCTGGAACATAATCTAATTCCTTTGGACTTACTCCTATTCTTTTAAATTCTCCTGTAGCTTTTACTTTCATTTTAATTCCTCCTTCATTTTTGCATCCTCACATATTTTTTGATACCTGCACGTAGTGCATTGTTTTTTCTTATCAATTATACATTTAGCACGTTTTTTGTTCTTGTAGTACTTATCTCTTTGCATTTCAATTGCTATTTGTTCAGCGATTTTACTACCTCTCATTTGTTTACTCCTTATACTTAACTTCATCGTATTGTTCTTGTAGTTTCTGTATAATCTCTTTAGGTGTATTTTGGTATATTATTGCTATATATTTTCCTACTTCATCGTAGAAGGTATATCTTATATAATTATCCATAACTTACCTCTTTTCTTTTATAAACACAACATAAGGCAATTTCCCATAACTAGCTGACATATATGGTTTTTAAGGGCTTTATACCAATCCTATTATAACCGGCGACTGATTAGCCAACTCAGCTAGATTGCCCTATGTTCTATCTATAAACACTGCACAAACAGAGTTTTTCAGTGGTTAATTACTCCACAACACACACAACTACTCTTGAGCCGTATTAGCTATTGTGACTGCTAATATTCGTATTATGTACTCAAGTCTTTCACTCTGTCTGTGCACTATTTATAAATAATAGAAGTACATTCCCTCGGGTTTGCACTCCCCTGCTATGCAGAATTTTATTAGCTAATAACAATGAAGCCACTCTTTTAACGGAAAAGTATGGCTGAAACGCAAGGAACGAAAACATATTTCATCTCTCGTTCCCGTTAACTCCTTCTACTGCTTGGTAGATGAGTATAAAAATAGAGCTATGCTATAAAATAAATCTATAACACAGCTCCGCAAAAAGCTTTTAACTTTTTTCTGTAGACTAAGGTTCAGGGACCTTTTTATTTTTATTTTTGGCTATTTGGGATAAGCCATTTCTGACTATAGCCATTTTTAACTATAACTATTATATCACAGATTTTTGAAAAGTTACGCCAAATTCACGCCAAATTTATTTATTTCTTTATGTACTGTGTTAATTAATTCTCCTTTTCTTCTTACAAAAGTTCTTTCTGAAAGCCCTTTTTCATTCATAACATCCCATTTATTTTTACTCTTTTGGTATAGCTCTTCAAATATTACTTTACTATCATCACTTACTAATTGCAAAGCTTGTACTACTATTTTATATTCATGTATAGATCTATTTAATTCTCTATTTTCTTGTAATTGTATTACGCTATTAAATACACTATCGCTTATAGAATATGGTGCTTTTGGTAGTCCATCTAAATTGACAGCACTCAAAGCTATTATGTCATTTCTTATATTCAATATGTTAATACAATTATAGTTGTATCTTTTTAAATATCCTTCTGCTTTTTTGTATTCCTCCCTAGATAATCTCATTTGTTACCTCCTAAACTTTAATTACTCCACCATTTTTAGCTTGTCTTTCTCTAATTGTTTCTTCTATTAATCCTAATTCGTGAAAATTAAAACATTCACTTATTCCTTCTCCTGTTTGATACCTTGCAAAGTTTTTACAAGTTTCTATGTAATAATACTTTTTATTATTTTTAACGAACGTCTTTGGTATTTTCAATCCTTCTCACCTCTCCATAGTTTTTAGTATATATCCAGCTCTTAAAATTATTACATTCTTCTTTTGTATCTACTTCTTTACAGAAATATCTTTTACAACAACATTGACATAGTTTATTCATTTGTTTAAATCCTTTCTAATCTGATTTACTGCTTTTGCTAGTTTGTTGTACTTTTCTGCTAAATAACAATAATTATAATCTGTACAATTATCTATTCTATATTGTGGTATTTCTTCTATCTCTTCTGTATTATCTTCTAATATTTCAACATAGTCATTTAAGCATTGAATTAAATCTAAATTATATCCTTCATCACTTTGACAAGTTATAAATCCCATTTTTATATTAAAATTATATATTTGTTTCCAATGTTTTATTTTTAAATTTGGTACTTCTTCTCCATTTGCTATTTTATTTAATAGCTCTATAATCTTTATCTTTTTATTCATCTTCTCCTCCTATCCAGCCGAAGCTCCACAAATTCTAAGGTTATTGCTTCTAATTCTTCTTTCCCTATTTCATAAGGTCTTATTTTAGGAAAATTATAATCTCCTTGTTTGTATTCTGTAATAAATGTTTTATTGGGTATAATAAATGATATTTGAAATAAATCTTTCATAAACAATATACAATCATCACTTGTATATTTCTTATATCCTAATTTGTTGAATAATCTATCTGCTTTACTCAATATTATCAGCTCCTTTCAAATTTCTTCCATCTATACTCGAAAAACTTTTTTATTTTTTACATTTTTCTAATGACTTTTTATATGTTTTGTCACATTTTTGTAAGATTTTTTTTAATTTTGATACATTTTGTATTGATTTTTGAGAAAATATCTCAAAATACCCATAAAAGTTTCTTGTTTTTGTTCAATACCAGAACATTTTTTAATTTTCTTCTTGTTTTACTTTATAACTTATAGATTCCATCATTTCTTTGGTAACAACCTCTTGTATATTTATAACTCTTAATTCAATTGGATAAGCATAATCATCATCTATTTCCATTATTCCTAACACATCAACATAATTTCCATTTTCATCTTCCGTATAATCAATTGCCACTACTCTATCTCCATTTACAAAATCATCTTTTTGTATTAGGTCTTTTAGATTAGGAGAATGTTTGACTATATATTCTCCTTTTTTAAAATAATAATATGGATAAGTTTCCTTCAACATTAAATCTACTAATATAACTTTATTTTCATATTTCTTACCTTTTTCATCTTCTAGCCAAGCAAACTTTATAATTTTACCTAAATTAGTTCTTCCATATTCTCCTATTTCATTTTCCATAGATTAGTCCTCCTCTGTTTTAATTACATCACCACAAGTCCACCATATACTGTCAATATACTTTCCTACTTCTTCAAATTTCATTTTATTTTCTTTGCTAATTAATTGATATAATTTTTTTAAAGCTCTTTGATATTCTCCATCTGTAAGTAAAGAGTGTATATATGCCATTCTAATAGAATATAATAATCTTTTATATTTTTCATTATCCATATATCTACTCCTTTTCTAAAAGTGATTGCAAAACTAGTATTTTTTCTCCTCTGATAAAAGTGTTTTTATTACCTTTTTCTAACTCTTCTATTTTTGCTTTTATTTTGTCTTTGCTTACATAATCTTTTTCAATTACTTCTCTGTATCTTTTTATAACTGTATTTCTTATTTTTTCATCTGAAAATTTATCTTTTAATTCTTCTATTTCTTTAGATTGTTTTTCGATTAGATTTAAAACTATGCCTAATTTAGATAAACTTTCATTAGTAATTGTAGATAGGTCATAACACAATTGTAAATAATCGATTGCTTTTCTTTCTTCATCACTTAACATTGTTTTATTCCTCCTTTGCTATTTTTTCAATTGCTTTAAATTCCTCGGTTCCTCTGTACATCATTTTTAAAAAACTATTTTCTTGTTCTAAACTTTTATTTTTCTCTTTTTCTTTTTCAAGCTCTTGTTTTAACTCGTTTACTCTATCTTTATAAGCTTTTAATTCTCCTTCTATTAAAGGAATATCTTGTAATCTTAATTTTACATTTTCTCCTTTTTCTTTTTCATAAGCTGTTAGTAGAGTTTCTATAGCTTTATAATCTTTATCAACTTCTTCAACTATATCTGTATTACTTAAACTAGGTCTAGTATCTTTCCAATTCTTCAAATTTTCCTTTAAATATTCTATTGCTTCTTCTATATTCATTTACTACACAACCTTTCTATTTCAAATATTTCTCTTTTGCCTCTTGCTGTATCTTCTTTTGCTCCTATATACTTTATTGTTATATCTCCTAATTGAGCCATACATCTTTCATTTTGCACTAATTCATTTAATATTTTGTGTAAATCCAAATTAAATGCTACCGATATATTCATTTGCTTATTCATTTACTTACACCTCACAATTCAAATTCTTCATTGCAATCTTCTAAACTGCAAATACTATCTATTTTTTGCTGTAAATATTCTGCTTTTTTCTTGTATGGTTCTTCTCTTATCTCAAATATAATTTTGTCTATTTCTTCTAATACTCGCCTTTTATCTTCTCCGCTTAATAAATCTTCTTCTTGTATAAATCTTTGTTTATATCCTCTTATTCCTCTTATAGCTAGTCTTTTTGCTAATTCACTATGATTAATCTTTTGCATCATTGCACCTCTTTTCATATATTCCTAGTAAATGTTCTTTTTTCTCTTTAGTATTAATACTTGCCATTTTTCTAACTATCTCAACATCACTATCTAAACCGATTAATGTATCTAGCATTAAATCTATCATTCTGTCTCTGTCTCCTAAAATAAGTAATAAATCATTTATTCTATTATTAGCTTCATATAAATCTGCTTCAAGCCCTCTGGCTACTTCCACATCAACTACTTCTCTGTATTTGTTGTCATATTTATCCCACATTATCATTTCTTTCATTTTTCTTTCCTTTCTCAATTCCTTTTTTAAGTGCTTTCACACAATTCTTGCATAAATCAAATTCTTTTCTATTGTTGATACTTACTAACTGTCTGTTTACTCCATTTAGCTTTTCTCCACATCTGTCACATATATACCAACTTTTTCTTTTGTTTCTTAAATTCTTTTCAATCAGCATCTTTTCTCTCCTTTATCACTATTGCTATTTTACAATTTCTTGCTTTTCCACTCTTTCTTAAGCTATCAATTCGCTTTTTGTATGCTCTTGTGTTCCAAAAATGTATTGTATTTATGCTTACTCCTAATTTTTCAGCACATTCTCTTGCTGTTCCGTCTAATAGGTTTTCTTCGCCTTTATATATTGCATATATCTTCATTGTCGTACTTCCTTTATTTCTAAAATTACCTTACTTTCTTTAGCATATTCAAATGTATCATTAAATCCACTTACACAATTCCTGTTGTCATCTTTTAGCTTTCCTGCTTTTACCATTGCATCTAAAATGAACTTCTTTGCAAAACAAACATTGTCTAAATCTCTCTTTTTATTTTCTTCAATCCAATGAAAATGTATTTGTATAGGATTATTGTATCTAGGCAATTTATTTATGTACCACATTATATCTTCTTCTGTTTGCCTTTTCATATTTGCTCCTGCATATCTGTTTTTTCTACATTCATTTATGTAATTATTTAAACTTGGTAATCTTAAAGGTATCTCTATTTTATTTATAGTTTCTTTAGCTATTACTTTGTTTTCCATATTTCCTCCTGTTTCCACTCAACTTTTTCATTCCATTTACATTTATAAACTCCAACAAAATTAGGGTCTTCACATCTAAAACATTTATATACACAGTCTTTACATACTCCTATTAGTTTTGGATATTTCATAAGTTACTCCTTTTTTCTATCTATCATTTCAAAGGTACAACTACTTACTCTAAATACACTTTTAAACTTCTGATATCTACTCCAAATTCCTATAATTCCATTCTCTGAAATATCTATACTTAAACCTTTTACCTTGCTTTCCCATTCTCCTAAATTGACTACATCACAATAAGTATCTAGTAAGAAATATTCATCATTACAACATCCAACTATGTACATTATTTTATATCCGCTATCATGCTTTCTTTGAGTTGGTAATATATAAATAATATCAAATAAAGGAACTTCATCAAATAGTCTTACTTTTTTACATTTTTCTAAGAACTCTTTCTGAAATTTATTCATCTTTCTTCTCCTTCCTTTGCTTTTAAAATTGATTTAATAAATATTGTTTTTGATTTTCTGTCAAATTAAATCTTGTTAGCTTATCTATTTTTTCTTCAAAGTCCTTCTTGTTTAAAAATACTTCATTTTTATTACAAGCAAATTTTCTACTTCCATAACTATCTATTACATAACTTTTATTGCTTTTTGTTTCTCCATAAACTCTTACTTTTTGTAATTTATATTCAGGTTCATCATTCCAATCATTACTTGCTGGATTATAAATAATTCTTCTAGCCTTTATTACGTTTTGATATTCTATCCAATTGCCTATTTTGTTTTTCATCTTTCCTCATCTTCCTTTGCTTTTTTATATTTATCCCAATTAACAACATTTGCTCCTACTACTCTCCAGTCTGTATCTAGTCCATCTACATAGGTTACTTTACATTCTTTACTAAAATCTCCTCTTGCTATTGGTATATCTGTACTTGGCTTTATTCTTTTTATTATTAAATAACTCATAAATCCCTCTTTATTAGCTTGGTTTAATATTCTTATTACTTCTGCTTTATTTTTTGCTATTACTTTTTGATATCCTTGTTTACTTTTTAAATATACTTTAAAATAATTAGTCATTTACTACCTCCGACAAGCTGTATTTTATAAATCTTACAGGCTCTCCATATCTATTTTTTCTCTGTTCCCATTCTTTCTTGAATGAGTAACCATCTTTTTGTAAGCCATCTATTCTTGCTCCTAATTGCATTATTCCTAAATCTGAATAGGCTTCCCAGCTTGTTATAGATCCATAGTCATTTATATATTTTAAAACTTTTTGTTTTTGATTCATTTGTACTCACTCTCCTTTTTTAAAAATCAGGCATTGAATTTTTTATATCTATTACTTCAATCATAAGTTTACTTATTTTTTCATTTTCTCGACTTTCATAAATTTGTATAGTAAAATTAAGGTCTTGGTCTGCACACATTTCATCAATTAGATCACTTATTTTTTCTCTAACGTCTGTTTCTCCTGTATATGTAATCATTTATTTTCACTCTCCTTTATTTGCATATAAATAGCTTAAATCTCCATAATCTCTTTGTTCAAAAGTACTTTCTTTTTTAGATTTACCTTTTACCTTTTTAAAATTTTGTGTTTCCTCTTGTGCTTCTATTAAAGTTTTTATACCTGATTTGCTCCAATTGTTTAAAATAGCTTTAATATATTTCATATTCCTTGCATTTGCTTCTACAGCTAATTGCATGGAATAAATTATCAGTTCTTTTGGCATTTCTTTAATATAGTCTTCAAGAATTTCTTTTCCATAAGTCGTAATCATTCCTATGTTTTGATTATAAAAATCAATAACTTCGTCAATACAACTGTCAAGTTGTTGATTTTCAGGAATCAGTTGTTGAGGGTTTAAGAAATCAGGAATCAGGTTAAGGGAATCAGCACGGCTAGTATTGTGCAAGTCTGGTGCTAATACAATACTATCTTTAATCTGCTCAATTCTAGGTATTTCACTTGATTTTTCCTTCATGTGTGGATTCTGATGTTTTGAAAAATTTTTTATAAAAATATATTTTTTTCCTTCAAAAGAATATCTTGTTATAAACTCACCATTTAAATCATCTAGCATATCATCTACATTGCAATTATCATATGGTAATATTTCTGCTTTTATTTTGTTAGGCTTATCTTCTAAATAGCCATCTCTGTCTGCTATGCACCATAATCCTATAAATAATAATCTTGTTAATGGTGAAAGTTCTGCTAGTTCATCATTCAAAAAGAATGCAGGTTTTATATTTCTTGCTCTAGCCATTAATAATCACCATCATAGTAATCATTAAGTTCATTCCAAAAATCCGACCAATTTCTACAATAGCAAGCTATTTCATATACAACTTGATAATCATCATCTGTAGTTATCAAATCTCTCAATGCTCTTACTACCCTTCCTTTATTGTAAATTCCGACTCTATTTCTTAAAGTTCCTTCAATATACTTTCTTTTTATTGCAAAAGGATCTATTAAATCTTGCTTTCTTGTATAGCATATTCTAGGAATCATATCAAAAACTTTTGTTACAGATTCTTTCTCTCCATTATAATATTGCTTTATTGAAATTTGTGTTGATTCGTATACTTCTTCAAAACCAAACTTTTTTATCCAATCCTTACAATTATTTCTTCCTGTATCTGAAAAAACATTGTCTGTTGCTTCATCAAGTAAGCTTTCAATTTTATTTACTTGTTCATCATTAAATTTAGATAATTCTTCTTTCCATTTTACTAACAATTCTAATTGCTCTCTTTTTTCGTTTATTTCTTTTAATTGTTCTTGTTGTTTTTTCAATATGTCATTTTCACTTAATTTTTTTGCTCCTTTTCCTCTATTGCAATCTCTGCAAGATGTAACTAAATTTAAAATATCATTTGTTCCTTTGTTTTTCACAGGATTTATATGATCTATTTCAAGTATTACATCAGGTGCCATTCTTCCACAATATTGACAAGTGAAATTATCTCTTTTAAATACTTCAAATCTCAACTTTTTTGATATTGCTTTTCTTTCTGCCATCTTGTTTTCTCCTTTCGTATAATATAAGGGCAACAACTTTAGTCATTACCCTTGATGTCTATTTTTCCATATTCTTTTCTAAATTCATCTTCTGTTTTGTTATAATATTTTATCCAGGCTTCTTTACCTTTTTGTTTTAAATATCTGTTGAATTTATCTCCATTTTTTCCATGTACTCCATTCGTTCCACGATGACTTTCTCGAGTTAAAAATACTATCAGTCCATCTCTTATACTCTTTTGTCTGTATGCTTTTCCAAAGAAAACCTCGTGCCTCTCACAGTATTTTTCTGTTCGTACTGTGCTATACTTTGTGCTTTTTGGCATTATGCAAAAGTCTTTCACATTTTTCGCACCACTTTTTGTCTCTTTCTTCACATTTTTGTTAGGACTTTTTGGATATGGATTAAAACTATTTGATAAATCAGTTACTACATTAAATTTCATATCTAATCGCCTCTATTTTCTTTTTTAAGGCATTTTGTTTGCTGTCTATACTTTCATATGCCTTTTTAAATCTAAATAGTCTTGCACCTAAATCTGCTAATTTTTTACTATCTTCTTTTACAAATTCTTTTGCCATTGCTTCAAAATAGCTCATTGCAGGTGGCTTTTCTTTTTGTGTTTCTTGCCATTGTTTTCTTTGCATATATACTTGTTTATTCTCATTAATTGAGATTTCTGTTTTTAATAGGTCATATTCTTTTTGTAATCTTGCTATCATTTCTCCTATTAAGTAATTCATATTTGCGTATATTTCTATATTCTTTGATATCAAAAAGCCTGTATCTGCATTTTCAACAATCTCTGACTGTAACTTGCTATATGTATCAGCTATTTTTCCACTTTCTGCACTTTGTATTGTAAAAGGGTTAAACATATATAATTTTTCAAAATCCATATTAACCTCCTACTTTAAAGCATCAGGTAATGGTTCTCCACCATTTATTTCTGCACTATCATTGCTTTTAGCATCATCTAATATCATTTGTAATGCTTTCTTTATAACTGGATCTGTTTTTTCATTTGAATATAACCAATCGCAATATTTTGTATCTTTATGTGCTAAATCAATTAAAGATGTTCCTTTATATTTTCCGAAATTTAACTTTATATTTTTAGCCTGTTCAATTGTTAATGTTGCGTTTTGTTCTTGTTGTATAAAATCTTTCATATCTTCTAAGTCTTGCGTAAATACTTCACTTAAACTTGCAACTTGTAATACAGCGTCTATAAAAGCTCTTTTTTTTGCCATTTTAAGTATTGTATTTACTAAACTACATACATCAGTATTATTGATTTTATATCTTACCCTGCCATACTTGTCTGTAATTTCTTCTTGATAACCTATGTAATTTTCAGGAACTACATCGACGTTCATAAATCTATATTTTTTCTCTTTACTATTACAACTTCCTACACCTTGAGCTACTGCTTGTCCATTTCTATATAAAGTACATCTTATGTTGTAGCTGAAAAATTCTTTTTCGTAGTCCTCTGTTGTTTGTAAAAAATCATATTCTGGATTTAAACCAAATAACATACAAATCTTTTCTCCACCTGGTTTTAATAATGTTGGCTTATTTGTTCCTGGTATTTCTCCATAATCTTGACCATTTTTTAAAGTCTTTTGTACTACAGCTTGCATTTGTGCAATTTTATTCATTGTAGTTGCTATATTATCAATTTCTACTGTATCTATAATGCTTAAGGCATTTATTTCATTATTCATTATATTTACCTCCTACTTTATTCTTAAACTAGTATTTTGAGTATTTATATTTACTCCAGGAATTATTTCTCCTGTATCTCTAAAATTATCTGCTATTGCCTTCTTATCAACTTTAGTTGTTATTACCTCTTGTTTATATTCACTTGGTATTTCATCTTCATTAATAACTTCTACTGAAATAGGATTTTTAGCTATTGACAAAGTACCTAGTGTTGTTTCAATCTTTGTTATTCCATTTTGTTCCATACATTCTTTTACATAATTTTTGTATTTTAAAACTCTATTTTCTAAAGTTTTTCTTTGTTCTGAAATTCTTTTTTCCTCATTTTTCATTGCTTCTATAGTAAGTTCCAAATTCTTTGAATAACCAATTATATTTTGGCTTTTTTGTTGCAATAACAAGGTTAATTCCTCTTTAATCTTTGCTTTATCTTCATCTGTTATTTCTTCGTTTGCTATTAATTGTGGAAATGCATTTGTTATCTGATATAAACTAAATTCTTCCATTAAATTACCTCCAATTTATAACTTTTTAATTCAATTTCTTTGTTGATTTTTCTGTTTTCTAATTCATCTATAAATTGTTCTAACATATCAAATTCTTCTTGATTTACTAAATCGCTATCTGCAAAACAATCTATAGCTTTTGATAAATGGTCTATTCCATCTTGTAATATTTGTATTTCTAAATAATTCATTTTAAACTCCTTGAAATTAAATAAAATTTGTGATATAATTTACATAGTTAGTTTATGTATGTAAATTACATTGAGTTAGTTTGATTCGCAGTCTGCTAACTCTTTTTTGTATCTCCACTTATAGCCATATGCTTTTTCTCTTTTTCCTGTACAACAATTGTATATATGAGTATCATCTACTTTTAACTCTTTTACAATTTCACTACAACTTTTCCATGTTTTTATCAGGTTACCATTAATATTTAACTGCTCTATTTGCTTAGGCTTTTTTAAGTTCATAATTAATAATCCCGTTTTTACTGCATGTTTCATATTTTCGCTTCGTGTAGCCCATTCAAGATTGCATATATTGTTATTCCTTTTGTTGCCATCTATGTGATTTATTTGTGGTTTGTTTTCTGGATTTGGAATAAAAGCTTGAGCTACTAATCTATGTACGGGAAAAAATTTCTGTTTATTATTTTTATGTAATCCTATAATTGCATATCCTGCTGGATTACTTCCTAATTTTAAAATCTTTCCTTTTCTAATATAGCCTCCACTAGTTCCGTTTCTAGTAAATCTATCTTTACTTTTAACTCTGCCAAAACTAGATATTTCATACAATGTTTCATATCTTTTTATTGGTTTCCATTCTTCTTTCATTCAATTACTCCTTTCAGTTCTTTTTTTATTAGTTTTCTTGCTTCATTCTTGATTACATTTCTTGTCATTCGTTTAAAACTTTCTTCATTTTCCCATCTGTCCACTTTATCTAAAGCATCAAAGTAGTCTAGTATGTCATAAAGTAATCTTTCATATTTTCTGTTTTGTAAAGCTCTATAATCTACTTCTTCTCTTAACATTTGATTTTCTTCTTTGAATTGCTTTATAATGTTATGATTTTTACAATTTTCTTCCCCTTGTCTTATTAATGTTCTTATCATTTTATTCCCTCCTTTCTATCCAAAATATCCTATTGTACTAAAAAAGCTAATTCCACAAGTTGCAACTTTATAAACTATTATTCCTACAGTTGCTACTGTACCTAATATACATATGTTTCTTAAAAGCTTGTCCTCATTTAATCTGTACTTTTTCATTTCTTTATCCTCCTTAATAAATTTTTCTTAATATTTCATCTGCTAATGGTAAATTTACTCTTATTGTTCTTTCACCAAATCTTCGTACCGCTTCTTGCATTTCGGGTAGTTTTACAAGTTCATAAGCCTTCGTCTTCTTTAAATCAAATTCTTCTATGAACTTATTCATATTAACCCAGTTTGCTTTTGGTTTTTCATTCCCTCGTACCCAAGGCATTTAATCATCCCCTTTCTTGTTAGAACAATTCGTTCTTTGACAAGCCAAAAAAATATCAACTGGTTTTACCCTATAAGCTTTTGCTAATTTTTTCTTGCTTTTATCACTTGGATTTCTTCTTGCATTTTCTATTTCAGAAATAAATTTTATTGAAAAACCTGTAATTTTAGAAGCTTGTTCTTGAGTCAAATTTGCTTTAATTCTTAAATCTTTTAAGTTCATTTCTTCCCTCCTTTGTGAACAATTTGTTCTTTTGATATTTGCATTATATACTTCGTTTCGTTCCTTGTCAATATTTTTTCAAAACTTTTTTGAACAAATCGTTCTACACTTACTCGCTCTAACAAAGAAATTGATAAAAAGACTTTACAAAAAGCACTATTTGTTCTATAATGTAAATATGAGGTGTACTATGAATAGATTAAAAGATTTAAGATTAAAAAATAAAGAATTACAAGAAGATGTCGGAAAGATTATAGGTAAATCAGGAAGAGCTGTTGGAAATTATGAAACAGGTAAAAGAAAAATGTCTCCAGATATTGTTTTAGCACTAGCAGAACATTACGGAGTTACAACAGATTTTTTACTTGGAAAAGATGTTCAAGAAGAAAGCAACGTATTTCCATTAGCAGATGAAGCTGTGTCTATTCCAGTTGTAGGAAAAATATCAGCTGGATTGCCTATACTTGCTACTGAAAATATTAGTAGATATGAATTTGCACCTTCTTCTTTAATAAATAAAAACTTTACTTACTTTTATTTGACAGTTACAGGAGATTCAATGAATAGAAAGTTTAATGATGGAGATATTGTTTTAGTGCAACAACAAAATGACCTTGAAAATGATGAAATTGGTGTTTTTTTAATAGATAATGAAGCAACAGTTAAAAGATATAAAAAAGACAAAGAAAGAATAATCTTATATCCAATGTCAACAAATCCAGAACACGATCCACAAATTTATGATTTAAAAGAAACAAATGTTAAAATAATAGGAAAAGTTATTAGTTATCAAGGAAAGGTGTAAAAGGTGGAACTATGAAATTAATCAATACAGATTCTAATTTATTAAAAAAATTACAAAGTCAAGGCTTTGAGCTTCTATATATAAACTTAGTCCCTTATAAAAATAACACTTGTATAAAAGCTTATTATGAAGGTGAGCCAATAGGAGATGTGGAAGAAAGTTATGTTCAATCTTATTTAAATAAAGAAACAGAAGTAATGTTCATAAGAGAATATTTCAATGATGATACAGGACTTATAGAATTAGTTGTAGAAACTATGCTCTAATATGCTTAATACAAAAGATATAATGCTCTAATGAGCATTTAATTTTTAACATAGTAATCGAACGGAGGTTTTGTATGAAAATCAATCAAAGAAAAGACGGTTTGTACTATAAAGAAAAAAAGTACAAAGGAGAACGATATATTTTTTCTTCTATGGATAAAAAAGAGGTTGAAAAAAAAGTAATTGAATTTGAAAATAATATAAATCGTGGTGCTGTTATTAATGATAAAAATATAAAATTCAGTGATTGGTGTGATACTTGGCTAGAATTATATAAAAAGAAAAATATAGAAAAAGCTACTTATAATATGTATGAAAGTGTAATAAGAAATTATCTAAAACCAGAATTAGGATTTTATAAGATATCAGCAATAAAAGAATCTCACATAATGGATATGCTTAACAATATGGATAAAAAAGGAATTACTCGAAGAAAAGATGTTGCTCTATTAACTGTAAAACAAATTTTAGAAAAAGCCGTTGATAATGACTATGTATATAAAAATGTAGCAAAGAACATTAAAATAAAAAAGCATACTGCAAGCGAAAAAGAACCAATACCACAAAATTATATAGACTTATTACAAAAATATGCCAAAATCGATTCTCGTGCTTTTCTGGGATATTTTATGGTTTATACTGGTGTACGTAAAGAAGAATTAGTTCCTATAACTTATGAAGACATAGATTTTGACAAGAAAACTTTACGAATAAATAAAGCTGTACATTTTGAAAAAAATCAGCCATTATTAAAAGATACCAAAAACACGGAAACACGATTTGTTCCTTTGGTCGATGAACTTTTTTCTCTATTGGAACATAATACAGGATTGTTATTTCCTAATCAAAAAGGAAAAATGATGTCTGATACTACTACTAAAAGAAAAATATCTTATATAAATAATTTTATTAAGGAAAAAATTGAAGAAGAAAACTCAAAGAAAAAAGATGATGAAGAAAAAGAAACATTCATCCCCTTTACTGCTCATCAGTTAAGACATACTTATGCTTGTATACTTCATAAAGCAGGGATACCTTTAAAAGAAGCACAATATTTTATGGGACATAAAGACATAAAAATGTTACTTAATGTTTATACTCATTTAGATGAAAAAGACAAAGAAACTGCTAGCAATTTATTAAATACTTTTTCCAAAAAATAGCAGTTTTTTGTTTGTACTTTAGTTTGTACTTTTAGTCAAAAAAATAGTACAAACCGAACAAAACGGAAAGAAAAACAAAGAAATAGCAAAACAGCTAAACCTATTGGAATAGCTGTTTTTCTTTGGTGGCTTCAACTGGAATTGAACCAGTGACACAAGGATTTTCAGTCATATTATATGATTTTATATAACTATATTTATTATCGTATATTTATCAGTATTCTTTTTTGTTGGTTTGTACTTTTGTTTGTACTATCGTTTATTAAACCTAATCCAATTTCTCATATAAATATTAATCAGCTCGTCCAACTTTTGACTTTGCTTTAAAATTTCTTCATAAGTACAATTTGAAGTAATCATCTTGTCCAATTTTCTTTTGTTAATCCAGATAAGAAAATTTAATAACATATTAATCACCTCTTTATATCATTATACAACAATATTTTTGCAAAGTCTGTCGATATAGTAAAATTTCTTTATATTATGGCTTTCGAAAATCGATTTTAAGACATTTTATTTTTAAAGTAATATAATTATTTCATATCATAAATTATAGCACCTTTTAACAATTTTTAAATTTTTTTTTTAATTTTTTTCAAAAAACTATTGACATACGTAATGATACGTAGTATAATAATAATGTCGAAAGACAATAATATATTCAATAGTAGCTTTTAGGAGCACTTAAGAGAAAGAGAGGTACATATGTATCCAAAGGATTTAGTAAAGCTACTAGAAAAGAATGGCTGGTCTGAAGTTTCCCAATCCGGATCTCATTTAAAGTTGAGAAAACGGGAAACAAATAGAAATTATCCCTATGCATAATAAGGATATGCCAAAAGGACTAGTAGTCACAATTCTAAAGAGAACGGGACTAGGGAGATAGTCCCCTCTACTCTTATTTTGAATATATAACTATTTATTAATTATTTACTAATGAAAATATAATAATAAAGAAGGGGTTTTTATGAATATTTATTTTTATCCAGCTATATTTACTTATAATGATGATGATAAGTGTTATATGGTTGATTTTATTGACTTAAAAGGTTGTTCTACTTATGGTAAAGATATTAATGAAGCATATATTATGGCTCAAGATGCTTTAGGATTATATCTATCTGATTTAGAATGTTTTCCTCAACCAACTATTCCATATAATAATATTAAATTAAAAAATAATCAATTTATATCCATAGTTCAAATAGATTTATTAGAATATAGAAAAAAATATAATAATATAGCTGTTAAAAAAACATTATCAATTCCTACGTGGTTAAATACTTTAGCTGAAAAAAAAGAAATCAATTTCTCCCAATTGTTACAGAAAGCTTTAAAAAAAGAATTAAATATTGAAGATTAATTATTGACATATTTCAAAAAATATTATATTATAATTATAGAGAATATATTATTGTCATATAATGAGATTAATAAGAAGTAGTAGTAAAAAATCTACTTCTTATTTTTTACACAAAAAAAGAGGTAGACTAACAATTAAGTTAATCTACCTTTGTCTTAAAATTATTTTATTCCTCCAAGCCATTTACACACTCCAACCTTATAATTGTCTGTTCCATTTACTTTGTATCTTACAACTGCTCTATTATCAAATTTTCCATAACATTCGCATTTTTCCCAAGGATCTAATGAACCTATTTTATGTGTGCAATTTGTATCTGAATATACTGGCTCTCTTGTTGAACCATTAGCATAAGTTCTCACTTCTTCATCACTACCTTTCTCAATATTAGAGTTATCTATAGGTTTATTTTGAATGTCCATATATGAACGGATTTTATTTAAAAATCTTTGCCAACCATAATCTAGTGTTCTATGTGGACAATACTTGCCACTCCAATCTTGATGTTTTTTTACTCTGTCAATTCCCCAACCGTATTGTTTTAACAGATAAGCTATATATTCGGCTGCTAATTCTTCTGCTTCATCAAATCTTTCTCCACCTGATTTAGAATAGCATATTTCTATTCCTATAGATTTCATGTTGCCCTTTCCTCTTCCGTCTCCTGCATGCCAAGCATTTCTATTAAAAGGAATACCTGTTACAACTCTTTCATTGTCTACGGCAACGTGGAAAGATGTTTTTAAATTGTTTCCTAACATATAAGATATTTCAGCCATTGCAGAAGCATCGTTATAAGTATTATGTACTGTAATATATTCTGGTGTCATTTCATAAGGACATTTTATGTTATATTTTGAAGTAGGACATTTTACATTAGTTATTTTCATCAATATCTCCTCCTTCATATTCAATATCTAAACTATTTTCATCTATGTTTTTTTGATAAAGTTCTTCAGAGAAATCTACATCTTCAATTATGATATTATCTTCCATAACTATTCTCCTTTACTTAAGTCTTGTATTTTAGTTAATAAGTCGTGAACTACATTTGCTCCTCTGCTTATTAGTATACCCGTAAATATGCTACCTAATACAGGAATAAACATATTAAGATTTAGCAATTTAAATAAATCTATCTTAGTTCCAACAGCAATAATTACACTTAGGATTAACGCTCCTAATCTATTAACACTAAACTTTCCATTTTCCCATATCATTTTTAAATTTTCCCATATAGCTTCTGCTAATAAAGCTAAAATAATTAACTGAATCATCATTATTTTTCCTCCTTCACTGGTGGTAGTTCTAACGTTTTATCCACCAAAATATTTACTCCGTGGTTTCCGCCTAAAGCTGTATATTGTGCAAATAAATCTGTTAAACAACTTCTTGCATAATCTGGTAAAAAACCCAATTTTTGATAAGTTTCGCATTTACTTACAATCTGTGAACGTAATAAAATCATCATAGAAGCTCTCATTGCTTCATTATTAATTTTATTATCTTTTAATTGTGCGTTCGTTTCTTTGTTTTGCTTTCCTTGTTTATATGTAGAATATATCTGGGGGATTGCCATACACAATCCCGTAATTAAAGCTGTGCCTATTGCTTCCATTTTTATTCAGCCTCCTCATTAGTTTCGGTTTGCTCTTCTTCTACTGGTTCTTCTACTGGAGTGTTTTTTTCATCGATTTTAGCATTTATTTCTGCTAAATCTTCCATTGTTAGAACTTCCTTTTCATACCAACCTGTAGCATTTAAGATTATTTGATAATCTGCCATTTTCCCAACAGCATCTAACAATCCTTTTTTAATAAATTCTCTTAAACTAAACATAATTTATCCTCCTTTCTACACATTTCCACCTAGTGAAACTATTGCATTTGTTACTTTATCAAACATTGTGTTTATATCTCTTATTCCACTAACTTCTAAATAAGCTGGTGTTTCATCTTGACTTTGTATAATAGTAAAATCTTTATAAGTACTAGGTTTGTTTTCTAATGCTTCGATTTGTTCTTCAGTACATGGTAGGTCTAAAGGTTCTGCTAATAAGTAATCTACATATACAGGATTTCCATTTGCGTATTTTTCTGCTAACCATGCTTTAAATTCAGCTAATGTTTTAGAAGTATCTTTTATTGCGACCTGTCTAGGATTTCCTGTATCTAAAGCTTTACATACATGTAAATCATTAACTGCATCTCTATATCCTGAAACTTGCCCGATATAATAGTTAGAAATAGTTATTAATTGATTTCTGTCTGAATAATTTGGTGTAGGCTTAATGTCGTTAATACTTAATGTAAAGCAATTCTGTTGTGAAGTCCAACTTTCAGTACCATCAAATATCTTTCTACCTATATAATGTCTTTCAAACCAATTACCATTTACTTTAACAAATTTATCTCTTACATCTCCTATACTTCTCATAGGTTGTTGTACAAATATAGGATAGTCTTGTTCTTTGTGTGGAACGTATGTGGTTGCTGTTGAGCCAGGTTCATACTGAAATATATCTAATTTAGATTTTTGAACAGATATTCTTACATAATAAGTATCTGCTTTTGTTGTTATACTTGAACCCGAACCCATTATAGTTCTTCCTGTGCAATTCTTATTTTTATCATACTCACATATGCATTCACTACCTGCCATTTTATTAAAAACATAATTTGTATTTGGTAAAACTTTAATGAAACTTCCTGTAACATACAAATTATCAGCATATAAACTTCCATCACTTAAAAGTCTATAATTTTCAGTTATTTCGTTTTTATTAAATAAATTTCTTGTCTGTATTTTCTCATTTATACTTCCCATTCCATAAGGACTATATGGAGTTGCTTTGTTGCCTTTTTCGATTTTTATATTTTCTAAACTTGTCGCATTTACTAATAAATAATTGTGACCAGTTGTATCTATTGTTATACTGTTGTTTGTATTATCTTGACTTTGACCATTATAAGCAGTTTCACTTCCGTCAGAACTAATTTCTGTGTCAATACAAGCTACTCTATATCTAGTCTGTACTATTTTCGTAGATATAGTATATTTTGACACTCCATCAACTGGAATGATTAATCCTGTATTACCACTTAATTTTCCAGCTATTAATGTAGTTGTATTTAACCAATATTCTTGATTTATACCATCACACAAATTCTCATTATCTCCAGCACTTTCAATTGGTTGTTCATAGTTTGGATTTGGTGAAGCTATTCCTCCTGTATATGGTTCGTATGTGTCATCTGTTACACTTGCTAAACGTACCATTGGCTTTATTACTACATTATTTAAAGTTGCCCCACTATACACTACTAATCTTAAATAAGATACAATTTTTTCTTCATCAAGTGTAAATTGGACTTCTTGATTAAAACAAGTTGCTTTTGATCCTTCTGCTCCTTCTACCCATACATCTAATTTATAAGTTGACGAACTTCCATTAGTACATCCACTTAATTTATAAATTCCGCTTTCAAGAGAGTATTTTATATCCGCTTCAGGTAACATTGTATTGTTTCTTTTATTATTTAATAAATTAAGTTGTATGATATCAGTTGCTGTTCCATTTAATATAAGAGTTCCATTATCTTTTTTTGTTATTGTTATTCCAAAATATGTTTGTGTTGTTGCATTGTTTGGTAATAAATTCTTTCCTGTAGTTGTCTCCTGTTCACTATTACCCTCAACATCAAAAATAGTAAAAGGTGCTTCTATTGTGTTTTCTAGAGTTATTTCTGTTCCTTGTCCTGTTACTTGGGGTAGTTGAGCTACTATGCTCTTTAAGTTTTCATTTTCTTCTTGTAGGCTTTCTATATTTGTTGCATTTGTTGATATGTTTGTGTTTTGTTCTGTTTGTTCTGTCTTGATATTATTTATCTCTTGTTTATTGGTTAATATGTCACTTTTATTTGTAGTGTTGTCTACCTCTAAACTATTTAGTCTATTATTTTGAGTTGTTTGTTCTTCTTTTATGTCAGATAAGTCGCTGTCTGTATTTTCAAATACTTCTTCTATACTTTCTGCCATTTTCTTCATATCTTCTGGAATATCTGCTATTTCATTATAATTATTTGGATAATAAATTCCTTTTGGTGTAGTTGCCATCTTTATTCTCCTTTCAACTGACTATAAGTGTATTGTTGTATTGTTGTATAATTTAATCTATCTTTAACTTCTTGATATGTAGCATACCTTATAGCCTTTATTTTTAATAAAAAAGTAGAGCCTACCTCAATATGAGATGGCTCTATTATTTTTTCAATTATTTTTTGCATGGATTACCTCCTAGTTCGTTTTCATA